GGACTCAGCGACCTCGAACCGTAACAACAGAAAATGTCAGTCGTGTCGTGCCACAAGGGCAAGAACGGTAAATAGTAATCTTGGTAAATGTCATCCTTGGCATAACGATTTTGCTGAGGATGAGATCACCCCGGTTGATGAGGATGGTATTCCGGTATTGACTGGGGTTAGGAAATGCGGTAAACAGGATTGTGTTAATCCTGACCATGTAGAAAGGGAAATGTAATGGCTGTAGATGTGAAGTTCGAAGGTTATGTAAACGGTATCCGCCAGTTTGAGTGGGGTGTTGTTTACGATGTTGCTCACAACCAGATGTTGAAAGACGATCAGGGTGAGTGGAAGATTGATGGCAAGGACTACTTTTCGGTTACTGGCCCTGCCGGTTTCGCTGAGGGTGACAAGGTTGCCGTTGTCGGTCGTTTGAAGACGAAGCTGTTTGATAAGAAGGATGGCAGCAAGGGTGTCAGCTTGAACGTTCGCGCAAGCGAAATGTCTAAGGTTGAACGCCGTGGCGGTAGCCCGCAGGACACTCAGCAAGCTCTTGAGGGTGTCTTTGGTGCCGTGAAGAGTATCGACGACGAAGCACCGTTCTAAACTAGAATGTGGAACTTTTCTTCGAGGTTTACGGCATTGCCGCACCGCAGGGTTCAAAGAAGTCGATTGGGAATGGTCGCTTCATTGAGGCCTCTAAAAAACTTCCGGCTTGGCGTAAAAGGGTCAAAGAGGCGGCTGCCGATGCTGTCGCTTCTGCGAACTGGGTTACGCTTTCTGGCCCTACGGAACTCAGTGTCGTTTTTTTCTTACCTCGCCCGAAATCCGTTACCGCAACTAGAAGGCCACTTCCCACGGTCCCGCCCGACATCGACAAACTGGTTAGAGGCGTCTTTGACTCTTGCACAGATGCGGGAGTCTGGGATGACGACTCGTTAGTGTGCAAGATCAGCGCACATAAAATGTATGACGATGCTCGGGAACCTGGGGCTTCCATTACGGTTCGTTCTCTATTAGACTTGGGCGTGTCGCTACCTGGCGTAGCAGACAATCTTGTTTAGCGTTACGTTTGGAAAGGGAAACAAATGCTTGAAGATTTGACACCACCGGTCAAGGTTTTTCCTTGTAAGGTGCGAGAAGTTTCTGAAACGTTAGAGAAGGCTGACGGCGCGATCTTTATGAAAGCCGTTGCCGATGTTGCTGCCTGGTCGAACAACGGTCTTGCTGCCGCGTTGAATAAGCGTGGTGTTTACATTAGCGAGAAGTCGATTAGGAAGCACCGCAGGAGCGAGTGTTCTTGTGCTTGATGACTTGCAACCAGCAAGAAAGGTAGAAGCGCCTTCTGGGTTCCGTCCAGCTATCGAATTTGACGGCAACGAGGGTCTTGCTACTACGGAGGGTCTATCCGATCTTCCAAACTTTAGTGACTTTCTTGCGGACAGGGGTTACTCTCCTGACGAGTATGAGATCGTAGGGTCGCCTCGTACTTCGCAGTGGCAACGGTGGGACGGGGAGTGGTTAACCTCGTATCGTTTTCACTTCCGCAAGAAGGTCACTGATGTTGACTTGCCCACGTTGTATGCGGAGGCCAAGAAGTTCAAGAAAGGTAAACCGCCTGTCAAGAAGAAGGCGACAAAGACTTACGTTATCTGCCCGGCTGATTTTCAAATCGGTAAGGGCGGGTCTCGCGGCGGACACTTGGAGTCTATTCAGCGCATCCATGAAGCTTATGCGCGCGTGGAAGAGAAGCTGAAGGTCGGCAACTACGATCACATTGTGATCTTGGACATGGGCGACATTGTGGAAGGCGTCAACAACAAGGCCGACATGGATCAGTTGATTACGAACACGTTGAGCCCGATGCAGCAAACAGATGTTGCGGCTGCGTTGATTTGGGATTTGTTGAAGATGGCGTCTAAGTACGCCCCCCTGACTTACGGTTCGGTTGCTTCGAACCATTGCCAGTTCCGTGTGAACAAGGCAGCGGTTGGTAGGCCGGGCACGGACGACTGGGGCATTGTTATTCTTCAGCAGTTGCGTCGCCTCGCCACAGAGGTTGGCTTGCCTGTAGAGCGTTGGCTTGTTCCACACGCCCACGATGAAGGGTTCGCCTTTGACGTGTTCGATGACGGGTCACACATTATCGGAGCCATTCACGGGCACCAGGTTGCCAGACCAGATTCTTTCCAAAGCTTCTGGACTAAAGCAGTCTTCAACGACACCTACCTGGCAGCAGCAACTCTCATGGTTAGCGGTCACTTCCACCACCACCGGGTCGAACAGTTCTCCGGCAGCGAAGGCAGGGAACGCTGGTGGGTTCAAGCGTCCACAATGGACAACGGTTCCGACTGGTTCACCCGCATGAACGGGGGAGGTGGGGACTCAACCCCAGCAATCACATGCTTCGAACTAGAAAAAGGTGTGCCGTTCCGGGGCAAGGTTGATCTGCTGTAACTCGCCGGCCGTGTTGCTTGATTTTAGATAGCAAACGGTGTTTACTATGACTAACACGTCACAAGGTTTATTTGGAGGGGAAATGACCAGAGAACAAGAACTGTTGCAGGTAGCGAGTAACTATTCGCAGAAGCTTGGCAGCATAAAGACTAACCCACCGGTTGAGAAGCGTTACAGTAACGACTCTAGGGATCGCATTGCAACTTCGATGCGCAGTTACTACAAGCAGGTTTCGGCATTGTTGGTGTCGGAAGGTAAAAACTGAAACAGTCTTTCATGAGATTGTCTTCCTTGAAATACAATTAAATATCGGTCAACAAAAAAAGGGGGGGGTCTCGCCCATGCGAGGCTCCTCTTTTTTGTGTCTTGGGGCGCGTTCTGGGTTCGACTGTTTGTAAAGCCCTTCACGGGAGCAGGCAGGAGCAGAGTTCGATTCTCTGCGCGTCCACAACATTCGGTAAAAAAAACATTCGGTCAGAAAAAATCTGTGGGGAAAACAAAATTTGGCAAGTTTTTGAGTTTCCTGAGTAAACTCTTGATATGAGTAACTTTCGGCAGCCTTGCCTGGATTGCGGTGTTGTGACCCGTAACGGTTCTAGGTGCCCGGAACATCAGCAGTCCCGTGACCGTTATGTGGATATGGCTAAGGCGGCCCGCAAACGCGCGACTGGGCAATACTCTGGGGATTACCGGAAGCGGGCTAAGGCGGTGCGGGAAACCGCGAACATTTGTTGGTTATGTGGTGGCGGTGTGCGCCCGAACGATCCTTGGCAGGCAGACCACGTTATTCCTGGTGATGCTGACTCTCCGTTGGCTCCGGCTCACCGCTCTTGTAACGCCGCTCGGGGCAACAAGTTTTAGGTTTATTCGGCTCGGCTTAATTCGGTTAAGTAGCCTCTTGGGCTGACACAGATTTGAGCAGTCTGTGAGTTTTGTCGAACATTTGTTCGAATAAGCGGCGTTTGATAACGGTTTGGTAAACAAACACGATCAATGCTTGACACGCGTGTTGGCGGCGCTTACCGTGTGTGTTATCCGCGCTAGACGTGGGGAACAAAGGAAAACAAATGACAGTAGAAACAACGCTGGGGAAGGCTGATCTGGCAACACGCTCAGACGCCCAACTAGCGCACCGTTTAGAACAACAGTTTGACGCTATTTGGCGTTTAGGCGATCGTGATGAGTGTTCTATAAAGCACATAGGTCACGCTATGGCGGCGCTTATTGCGACCGGCGACTGGAAGAAAGCCATTGACTATGACGCGCCTTGGGGCGCGCTTGGTGATGGTGATTACTTTGACGCTAACTACTTTGAAAGCGTTTACGGTTGGTCTTCCGCGACTATGCGACAGAAGCACCGCGAATTGTTTGCTAAGTGGGACAAGGTGATCGACACGGTGGCCCGGATTGACAATATTGAACGGGTCGAAACGCGGATCATGCCGCTGGTAAAGCACTCTTTCTATATTCTTGCCTACTTGGAGGATTACCGCGGGGAACTGGAGGCACGCGCATGAGTTACGCGAACCCTATTGACACGCGCATTGTTCAAGTTGTCTTGGACGATCTGGAAGACAATAACGCCCACACCGTATGCGACCTATTGGCGGCCGCCTATAGTTTGCCGTGGGGAAGTATCCCGCCTCACGTAGCCGAACAGGCTTACCAGGCCGCCCACACGGTGTTACACGATTACCGCATGGCCAAAATGGCAGACAAGGTGATTATGTGCCCTAATCACGGTGGCGCTTTTGATTGCACGCCCTTCTGTGAGAAGTGTGAAGGCGCTCAAGAAATTGCGTACGCCTGATGGACGTGTGGAAGATTGAATACACCTACGCGTGTTGGAAATGTCCCACACGCCATGAGTCAAGTTACACGGTGAACGCCCGAAACATGGTGGTCGCGTTTGACTCTTGGCTTAGCGATCTCAGGGCCGACTTTGGCGGCACTTGGGATTATGAACCCGTAGTAACAACAATCAGAAAGGAAACACAATGAAGAAATATGAAGTAACCGGATATCTACAAATACCCGTCTTTGTGACTGTGGAAGCCGATAACGCGGCGGAAGCGTTGGAGAAGGGTAGCAATGAAATAGAACTGGGCTTTGGCGTACAAGGCGACCAGTATTGGCAAGACGAATACTCTGTGTGGGATATGGAAGCCGATCGTCCCGCCGACAATGAGATCGATTACAACCTAGTAAAGGAAACGAAATGAACACTTACACGATTGAAGCAATGAAGATAACCCGACTAAGGGCAACACTTGAAGCGCCTACCCGTGAGGAAGCGTTTGAAATAGTAGATACCGAATACATACTGGACGATTTCGAAGAAACAGGCAGCGAATTCGTCTTTACTCATATTTCATAACAACGAAAGGGAAATGAAATGAACAACACACACACTTATCCGCTTGGCATTGTAGGCGGTGACAACTACGACCAGTTAGTCGATCTGTTGGAGCGACTATGTACCGGTGAACCCGTGGGCACGGAAGAAGATCAGATGTTTGCCGGCGGCATGTTGAAATACACGCTGGTAGACAACCATTGTTGTGAAGGCTCTCACTTTGACAGTTTGCTTGCCGAAGCGGGTTACGAAAAGAAGGGGGGGGTACATGTTTAGGCCCGAAATGTTTGCGAAACCCGAATATGAGACGGTGGAAGAAGGATCACCGGAAGCGTGGCGGGTTACTCTCACTAACTTTGGTAAGGGTTTGGTGTGGGTCGCGTGGATAACCGTGGGCCTTGTGGCCGCGTGTTTCTACTTTATTTGGATCGTTATTGCTAGCACCTTCAAGATTGGAAACTCATAATGGGTATGGTTACAGACTTTATCAAGTCGCTACTAGAACAAACACCGGCTTACACGCCGGAAGAAAGCCGTATGGCCGATTGGGCGAACGCCGTGACAAGTGACAACTGGGTTCTACTCCACAAACTACGCATGGAAGAAAACCTAGACACGGGTGATTTCTTCATGCGGGTTGCTGAGGGTTACGCTCACGCTTATGCGGCGGGCCGTGAACCAACTAGGAACGCGGATTGGAGTGCCTTCAAGAAAACCTTGGAGAACCTTCATCACCCGCTAATGGCGGACGCGGTGAAGTATCGTCACGATCACCGGACGGGTCGCGTCTAAGTTCGATCAGACAAAATAATTCGGTTAAGAATAGCCCCCGGGGAACCAAAATTTAGCAAGTCTTTGCGTTCCCTGGGGGTTTTCTAGGATCCTGTTAGAACATTTGTTCGATTTGGATCATATTCGAACATTTGTTCGAAAACTGGGGCAAGCAAGTAGAACATCTGTTCTAAAATTCTGATCAGCGAATTTTGATTTAGTTTTGTCCTCACACCGCGAGAGTGTTGCCACGGTTTGCCGCCCGCTGGTTTTTTGCGTTTCTGTTATGTAATCGTTACCAAATTAGAAGCAAGTTTCTCGTCTGCGTTTATTACTGTGTAGATAGCGCGGGAAATTCTCGCCTAGTTAGGAAGCAATGAACACGACAACTACAGCCGGCGCCGTTGAAGAATTGCGGCGTCTTTATTGGTTAGCGGTAAACACGCGCGACCTGTGGCGGCACAGCGACAACCCTCGCCAGCGCCTCGCCTCGTTTGCTATTCATAACGCGGTAGAAGAACTGGGGCGCGTGTTGTTGCGCCACTTGGAGAGTGATAACAATGCTTGATCAAGAAAAGCCGATTGTTCGA